CACTGGCACTAACTCATTCGTAGTGAATAACTGGAGCGAATAATGGGTACGAAAGTTAACAGTAACTACGAAGATCTAATTACGTTTACTCGTGCATCTAAAGGCCATGCGTTGCGCCCTGTTAGCTATGGGGATGAGCTTGTAACTAATGGGACGTTTACTAGCAACATAAACGACTGGACAAATACAAACGACGTATGGGTTTACGATAATGGACAGGCACGAGCGCAAGCGCTTGGCTTTGAAGGAGCAACGACAGCGTTACAGCAAGACATATCAACTACCGTGAACGGTTTATATGAACTAAATATTGATATTTCAGACGCTGGCGGCGGTTATTTATTAGTGCTTGCCAGAGATGCTTCAAACGTCAATATTACAAACGCTAGTACAGGAAATATTACTGCTGAAGGCTCTTATAGGTTTCTTTTTTATGCACCGACAAGCACAGTAAAAGTTACTGTTTTTGCATATGCTGGAAGTACAGCGGCAATAGACAACGTATCAGTCAAAGAAGTCCTCTTCGATCAACCAGACGGAACTCTAACGCTCTTCGAGCATCCAGAAAACGTCCCCCGTGTAGAGTACGATGCAGACGGTAACAGGCTGGGTTTGCTGGTGGAGGAGCAGAGGACTAATCTGGTTACTTATAGTGAAGACTTTACTGTTCAGGCGGGTAGGTGGACTAACGGACAAGAAGGCGGCGCTTCTCTTACTTCAGGCTTAACAGAATCTCCAAGCATGTCAGATAGCGTTTGGAAACTCTACGCTACCTCAGGGACAGGAACACAGCTTATTCAAGAAAACGTTACTGTTTCTGGAGCAACGGATGTAGTAGGTTCTGTTTACTTAAAAAAAGCAGAATACAAATACGGCGGCATTAGACTTTTAGACTCAAGTCAAAGTGCGGGATATTCTGTATTTATTGACCTAGATGACGGCAGTGTTTTTGACACTTCTACCAGAGGCACGCCAACAGTTTCTGACTACAGTGTACAGGACGTTGGTAATGGCTGGTGGAGACTTTCCGTAATTACGTCATCTGATGGCGGGGAGGTAAATTTTACTGTTGCAATTAGCGACGGAACTTTAATAAATAGTTTTGATGTTGTTTCTTTTGTAGGTGACGGCACTTCGGGCATTTACATCTACGGCGCTCAAGTAGAAGAAGGCTCATTCCCCACAAGCTACATGAAAAACGAAGGCACTACTAGTGGTAAGGATAGATCTGCCGACGTAGCGTCTATCCCCGTGGCTGACTTTGGGTGGAACACTGATATTGGTTCTGTAGTTGCTGAGTACAACCCGCTCAATGTAAGTGACGCTATTAATCCTGTTTTTGAGCTATCGTCAGACTCTACAAACAATAGACTATATTCATTGGCTAGCACAAGTAGACATTGGTTTGTAAGGTCCAACGCAGTCACAACGGCAGACATTGACTTAGGCACACCAATCGAAAGCCAACAAAATAAAATAGCTGGCGCTTATAAAAAAGATGATTTTGCCGCGTCTTTAAACGGAGGTGCAGTAGGGACTGATACGGCTGGCAGTATGTCTGTGGGTATTGAGGATATTCTTATTGGTAGTCTACATAACAATTACTACCTCAACGGCCACATCAAGTCCATCCAGTATTACCCGCGAAGACTTAGTAACGCACAACTACAGGATTTAACGAGCTAATGGAAAAGCAATGGGTTGATGTGCAAGATTACGATTGCAGAGTTTCCAGTTATGGGGACGTGTTTTCTACAGTCACAAAAAAAGGGCGCTTGTTAAAACCACAAAAAACAAAGCACGGCTATTACAATGTGCAGGTTAGGTGTAAGCAAACGAAAAAGTACAAAACGCTTTTGGTGCATAGATTGGTTTTACTTGGCTTTGTCTCTGAGCCAAAGCACAAAGAGCTAGAAGTTAGACACTTGGATGGATCTCGAACCAATAACTGTCTGGACAATCTGTGTTACGGAACAAAAGCGGAAAACCAAAGAGACAGGCTGGCACATGGCACTCATATGATTGGAGAGCATTCGCCAAAAGCAAAATTATCAAAAGCAGATGTTTTAGAGCTTAGAGATATAGCGAGCAAGTCAAAAATCAATTACAGCGCACAAGGCCGAAGGCTGGGTGTCAGCTATCAAACAATCAGGGATGCTGTACTAGGTGCAACGCATCGATATGAAAAATTGGAGGCAGTATCATGACAGAAGAGATTATCGAAGAAGGCCCGAAGGTAGACTTCTATTTGCGCCTATCCGCTGAATCAGATATGCCGACTGTACTGTCTGACTTCTACCGTCAAGACTACGTGACTCAGGTAGACGACGAAGGTGTAGAAACACAGGTAGCAGACGGCGATCCCTACCTTGTCACTCATTCACACGACTACGCTATCGACGTAGTAGGCACACTGCACGAGCCAACAGGGACTATGCTGACTGACGATGAGGGTAATGAGTATCCTGAAATGCAAGCAATGGCAGGTTGGCACATCAATATCCGTCTCGTGGGTGACGCAGTACGTGAGACTGTAGAGGCACTGGACGAGACACACGGTGTAAACCCTGAGACACCTATGAGAGTTTGGTTATGAGTAATTATACTAAGGCTACGGACTTTGCTCAAAAAGACGGACTACCTACTAATGATCCTAATAAGGTCATTAAAGGCGCTGAGTTTGAAGACGAGTTTGATCTTATTGCAACAGCAGTAAACTCTAAAGCTGACACAGCTAGTCCTACGTTTACAGGTACAGCAACGCTGCCTACTGCTGTTGTTACAACACTGAGCCTTGGCGGTACAACTATTACCTCTACGGGTACTGAGCTTAATATTCTTGATGGTGTTACAGCATCTACAGCAGAACTTAACTATGTTGACGGTGTTACTTCTAACATCCAAACACAGTTAGACGCTAAGGGTACTGTTAGCTCACTATCTGACTTAAGTGTTACTGCCACGGCTAGTGAACTTAATATTCTTGATGGAGTTACCTCAACCGCTTCTGAGCTTAATCTTGTTGATGGCTCTAGTGCTGGAACGGTGGTTAATGATAAAGCTGTAGTGTATAGCTCTGCTGGTCAAGTTAAGGCAACTACGCTGTCTATCGGCAATTGGGTAATCAAAGTTGACACTAATGAGTTGGTGTTTGAATACGACAGTACAGAAGTATTTAAGGTAGGCACGAACGGTGCTGTTACCTCTGCTGATAATATTACAGCCTTTGGTACTATCTAATGGCGTTACAAAGTAGTGGTGCAATTAGTCTTGATAATATCCATGTAGAAGCAGGAGGTACTACAGGTACGCTTGCGTCTATCAATGACTCTGACATTAGAGGTCTAATTAGTAAGACTGCCGGTACTTCTATGGCGTTTAATGAGTGGTACGGCGCTAGTTCTTATGTAAGCCCTAGTTTAGAAACTACTGCTATCTACGACTTAAGTTCTTTTGCTAACGGCAGTGCGGCACTCAAGGTTAACGACGGTGTTAACAGTCAAACATTTACCAAAACAAGTGCTACCCAGTTAAACGACTGGATCGAAAGTGTTTCTCTCAGTTCTGCGGTAGGTAGAGACATTGTTGTTACCTTTATCATTAAAGATGCTGATGGCACAGCAAGAGATAATTTTTATATAGCAGGTGGTTCAGCTAATACGTCTAACTGGTCTTTTGTTAACTCTAACGCTTCTTTGACAACAGTAAGCGGAACAGTGAGTGGAACTATTAGCTCAAACAAAACATTAGGTGAGTTGTCAGATGCTCAAGTAACTTCTCAAGCTTTGAATGCTATTAACCAAGTATGTAGTGACATTACTGGCGATCCGGGAGAAATCTATCAATTGTCTGTTAAGTTTACGGGGGTTGACTCAGGACACCTTGTGTCAGGAACTAACATGGTATTTCAGCATGAAGATGATGATGACAATGTTGAGTACGTAAGACAATGGAAGATTGACCTTAGCTAGTTATGATTGATCCAGTCACTGCAATTGCTGGGGCAACCAAAGCCTTTGCTATGGTGCAGGGGATGGTTCAGGCTGGACGCTCAGTAGAAGATACGATGGGGCAGATAGCTACGTGGTACGGACATGCTAGTGATGTTCTTTATCAGGAACAGAAAGCATCCAAAGTATCACCGTTTAGAAAAGTAGTTTTTAGCAAGAGTGTAGAAGCAGAAGCAGTAAAAGCTTTTGCACGAAAGAAGAAAATACAAGAGCAACAACGAGAAATCATGTTAATGATTCGGTACGCCTACGGTGACGATGGTTTACGTGAGTTTCGTGAGTTAAAAAGAAAGATAGTAAAGCAGAGGCAAGACACTGTATATCGACAACAAGAGCTAAAGGAAAACATGTTGTTAACTTTGTTTGGTGTAGTGTTCTCAATAATAACTTTTGGTTTAGTTTCAGCGGTAATAAGGGAAATTAAAGGATGAGCAGAACAGAAGAATTATTAGCAAGGCTTGAAGGACACGAGAAAGAATGCCTTGTTCGCTACGAAATGATCCAACGTCAGCTTGACTCAGGTGTTAAAAGGTTTGACAAGTTAGAGCGAATGGTTCTGTCTATTTATCCTTTCATTATTGGTAGCATTGTTGTTGCAGAGTATTTCCGATGATTCAAACCCTTATTGGCCCAGTAGCAGACCTTGTTGGTGGTTACTTCCAACGTAAAGCTGAAGAGAAGAAAGCTGTCCATGAAGCTAAGATGGTAGCTATACAGCAGGACGGTAACTGGGAAAACATCCATGCTAACAACGCAGCCAACTCTTGGAAAGACGAATGGTTCACACTGTTGTTTTCAATACCGTGTGTACTAGCGTTCTTCCCTAGTATGGTTCCTATTGTTATGAATGGGTTTGCTGCCTTAGAATCTATGCCTGAGTGGTACAAAGGTTTCCTTGGTGCGGCAGTAGCGGCATCGTTTGGCCTCCGTGGTCTAGCTAACTGGAAGAAATAATATGCCAAGTTTTGACGACACTGATCGCAGTAGGCTAATCGAACAAGCGATCGAATCTGTAAAAAGGGCGATGGACCAGCAAGGTGTAGGCGGAGGCAGTGCCATGCTTTCTACTATACCTACTAATTTTGATTTAGGTAGGACCAGAGCGCCAAGCGACCCTAACTTGTCTTTAAATGACGATCCTTTTGGAATACCTGAGTTTGAAGACATTCAACAACAGGACGGCTTACTCGCCAGACTAAACAGTATGCTTGGAGGTATCGGTCAGTCAGAGCTTCAGGGTATATGGGCTGACCCGACTGTACAAGAAATCTTGACAGCTAACAGCATTCGAATGAACCCTGATGCACCTTGGGACGCGCAACTAGGGACCCTGAGTCCTGAGGCGATGCAACAGCTTATAGCTGCTATTCAGGGTATAGAGTCCGGTGAAATTATAGTTGATCCTAACGAAAGCACTGTACCCGGAGACACTACCGTCGGCGACACTGCTACCGGCAGTGACCAAGAGGGTGAAGAAGAAGAAGAAGAAAGCATTTGGGATAGAATAAGAGGTTGGTGGAACAATCAAACAAGTAGTACTACAGCAACTAGAGGCGGTCCCAGAGGCGGAGGTGCTATGCCTTTCCCCGGTCCCGGCGCTGGAGTTGAGATTGATATAGAAGATATCTTTACTCCCGGTAACTGGCGTGTGTTTTTGCCCGGCGTTATTCCCGGATTGCCTCAGTCAAATACTGTTATAGGAACTATACAAGACATTTTAGATAATCCTTCTCAAGTCTTAGGTGATTTATGGAATAGAGTAGAAGAAGCTGTTGATGATCCTTTAGGAACATTAGAAGGTATATTAAATGAAGCTGCTGACTCTGAAGGGTTAATTACTATTGGTGGTATAGCTGGTGTCGTTAACGAAGTAATAGGACGTTACGGCTCTCCTGATGAGTCTGCCGATGAAGAAAGTACTGGCATTCCTTTAGGCGGTGAAGGAGAAACAGATAGAGGTTCAATTGTAGTGAGAGGAGAGGCCGATCCTGATGCTCCTGTTCTTGGAGGCGCAGGTGGCGGAGGTGGCGGTGGTGCTAGTGCTGGCGGTGGTGCTAGTGCTGGTAGACTTACTAGTACTGGTGATTTTACTCCTTTTATGCGTCGTCTTCAATATCAACCTGTTGCAATTCCTAAAGCTATTGTACCAAACGCCCCTATTGTAAGTAGTCTATTTGAAGAGTTTTTAAAATGACATACCTTAATATAATGAACAACGTACTGCGTCGTTTGCGTGAAGAAGAAGTTTCTTCTGTTACTGAGTCTACCTACGCAAAGATGGTTGGTGACTTTATCAACGACGCTAAAGTAATGGTAGAAGAGTCAACTGATTGGTCTGCGTTGCGTACAACTATAAGTGTTACTACTGCTGCTAGTGATAGTCAATACTCACTAACTGACTGTGGTGACAACGTAAAAGTAATGTCAGCTTTAAATGATACTGAAAACTGCTACTTAGCCTACCAAACAAAAGACTGGTTTAACGAGCAACTGTACATCAACCCTGTTATCGAAGGTGCGCCTAGGTACTATACCTTTGACGGTCTAGATGCTAGTGGTGATACTCAGGTACTTGTTAGTCCTCGTCCTACTGAAGCTCAGACACTTAGGTTTGACGTTATCAAACGACAGGCTGAGTTAACTGCTAACGATGACAACCTACTTGTACCAGAGAAGCCTGTGATTCACTTGGCCGTAGCACTACTTGCTCGTGAGCGTGGTGAGACAGGTGGTACTTCTACTGCTGAGTACTTTGCTATTGCTGATAAGTACTTGTCCGACGCTATTGCTATTGATGCAGCAAAGCACCCAGAAGAGATGATCTTTAGGACTATCTAATATGGCACAACAACTCAGTACCATTAATCTTGTAGCACCAGCGTTTAAGGGAGTCAACACAGAAGACTCTCCTATTGCTCAAGACCCTTCGTTTGCAGAAGTAGCAGACAACGCCATCATTGATAAGCGTGGACGTATTGCTTCTCGCAAGGGTTACAGTGTCCTCACTACTGATAGGTCAGAGCTTCTTAACACTACACCTAATCCAGATGTTTATGAGCCTGTACGTGCTATTGCAGAATTTAGAGACAGCGGTGGTCACACTAAGATCTTTTCTGTAGGTAATAACAAGATCCTTAGCGGTACTACAACACTGGTAGATGAAACTCCTAGTGGTTACAGCATTACTGCTGACAACTGGAAGATTGTTAACTTTAATGACCGTATCTATATGTTTCAACGAGGATACGAACCTTTAGTGTACGATAACACTTCAGGGGCTGTGGAAGCTATGAGTGATCATACGCACTCTAATGGTGTTGCTTCTACTATGTACGGTAATGAAGTTCTTGCTGCCTATGGTCGTCTTTGGACTGCTGACTTTACTACTGATAAATCTACTATTTACTGGTCTGATTTACTAAACGGTATTCACTGGTCCGGAGGCACTAGCGGTAGCATTGATATCTCTAAAGTATGGCCCGATGGCTACGATGAAATTGTTGCTTTAGCCGCACACAACGGACTGCTTATTATCTTTGGACAACACAGCATTGTTGTTTACCAAGGCGCAGAGACACCAGCAAACATGACACTGGCTGATACTGTAGCGGGTGTTGGGTGTGTAGATAGAGACACTATCCAACATACGGGTACTGATGTGTTGTTCTTATCACATACTGGACTGCGTAGCTTTGGCAGAACAATACAAGAAAAGTCCATGCCTATCAGCACGTTGTCTAAAACTATTACTAAAGACTTAATTAGTTTAATACAGGACGAGAACAGTTTTTATCGTACAGTTTACAGCCCAGAAGAAAACTTCTACTTGTTGACATTTGTAGGTCAATCTACTACGTACTGCTTTGATCTTCGTGGTGCGTTAGAAGACGGATCATTACGAGTAACACGTTGGCCTTCTTCTGTGTTTAGTGCATATGAGCGTCTACAAAACGGTAAGTTATATACAGGCAGTGATCAAGGTATTAGCGAGTACAAAGGCTACCAAGACAATGGTGAGTCGTTTAGATTTAAGTACTACAGTCCTAGTCTTACGTTTGGTGACGCATCAAAGCTTAAGTTTATCAAAAAGATTAAGCCTACTATTATCGGTGCTAGTGGTGAAGTAGCGTCAATTAAGTTTGCTTACGACTTTGACGAGACATATAGAAGTGTAGCTTTTAACGTGCCTTCTGCTGGTGCTGGTGCTGAGTTTAACGTAGCTAAGTTTAACATTGATGAGTATTCAGGTACTACACAGCAGGTGGTACGTAAAGCACTTAACGCAACAGGCAGTGGGTCTACTGTTGTTGTTGGCCTAGAGGCTGACATTGATGGTAACGCACTATCACTACAAGAAATAAACATATTAGCTTTAATAGGTAAAACGCTATGAGCAATGGATTACTAGGAACTACGTCTTCAGATTATGAAAGGCAAATAAAAGAACAAGGCGGCATAACTCAATCTATGTCAGAAGACACGTCTAAACCGTCGCCAGAGTCTGAGCCTTTATTCGGCAGTAACTTTTTACAAGGACTAGCTGATTACCTTGGAGGTGGCGGTGCTCAAGGTCTTGCTGGCATTGGGTTGCTGATGCAAGCTTATGACAGGCTTGGTGGTATAGGCGGCACTGGTTTGTCTTTGGGTCAACAACTAGCTGAAACTCAACTAAGACAGGCACAGTTCCAACCCTATACCGTTACTACTGCTACTGGTGGTCAATTCAGTGCTGGTCCTGATGGTCAATATACAATGGCTGTTTCTCCTGAAGAACAGGCTTTCCGTAATCAGTTGTTCGGTGGTGCAGGTCAGTTTTATCAACAAGCGGCAATGCCTACAGGACAGCGTGAGGCTGACATTTATGCTCGTATGAGGGCTACTATGTCTCCTGAAGAGGAGCGTCAGCGCCTAGCTTTAGAAGAAAGATTAGCAGGTCAGGGTCGTTTAGGTGTACGTACTGCACAGTTTGGTGGTGCTCCTGAACAGTTTGCATTAGCTCAAGCTCAGGAAGAAGCACGTAACAGAGCTATGCTAGGTGCTATGCAACAAGCACAAGCAGAACAAGCACAACAAGCTGCATTGGGTCAGCAGTATCTTATGGGTAGTTATCTACCACAGCAACAAATGCTTGCGGCGTTGTCTCCCGGTCAAACTGCGGCGGCTCAAGCACAACAAGCTCAGTTGTATGGTACTGGTCTATTTGGTGAAGCTACTGCTTCTGGTATTGATGCATTGTTAGCGTCAGCACTAGGCCAAGCTAACTTGATGGGTGAAGCAGGTACTGGATTGTTGTCAGGATTGTTTGGCACTAGATCAGGCAGTGGCGGTGGATTTATTGACATCTTAACCGGACTAGCAAGAGATTTAGGCTATGGTCAAGAAGAAGAAAATACAGGCGTTGCGCCGGGAGGTTTCTAATGGCTACATTTGGAAAACAGTTTTTACAACAAATGGCTAATCCTTCTTTTGGTAAAGGTTTGTTTACGGCTGCTCAACAGATAGGCGCTGCTCCAATGCAACGTAAACAGTTAGAGGCTTATAGGAATATGACCCCTCAACAACAACTTGCTTATGATAAAGCAAATGCAAAAACAACTAAAGAAGTACAAGCAGTACAGGAACGAGAACGCGCATTAATACAACAAACTAGAGCAGATAATGCTTATAAGGCACAACAAGAAATTAATGGTCTTGTTGGTCAGTTAAGTGGTATAGACCCTAGTGATCCTAAGTACAAAATAATTGAAAATCAAATACTAACTCAAGCAGAAGCGGGTGGTTTAAATACAGCTTCTCAACAAAACGTATTAACTAGCTTACGTAATCAAAGAACTGCTTTGGCAAAAGAAGAGGCATTAAATGAATACATTGACACATTTGTTCCTGAAAACTTAAGAGAGCAAGCAAGAGGAATGTCGAAAGCAGGTGTTAATGCCTTAGTGAATTCAGAAGCAGAAAAAAATAGAAAGGCCGGTGCAGCTAAAGACTGGAATACTTTTCTAACAAATAATCCTGTTATTGATGCGTCTAACGAAGAAGAAGCTAGACAGTTAGCTATTAATGCTTATGGTGCTCGTGGTGTTGAGGCTGTTGCTAAAATAAAAGTTACTAGACAAGCAGAAAGAGACGCGGCTAGAGAAAGTAGAAAGCGTGTTTTAAGTGTTAAATGGAAATCTGATTCTGGTGCTGCACCTTCAGTATATGGTGGAACAACAACTAGGTTGTCTGACTTTACTATTTATTTAGATGAAGATGGAAATATTCCTCCTGATACTCTTGAGACAATTCAAACATACACAGACTACGCTGTTTCAAAAGATCCGACTCGATTTACATACAACCATGTTTATGATCCTAACGGAAATAATGATAATGTTAATGTTAGTGCCCCTGCTGGTAACACTTTAGGTAGTATGTTTCCCGGTCAATATGTTTATGTTACGAGACAATAAATATGGTTCAGCTTGTTTATAGCGCAAAAGAAATCATAGATGATTCTGTAGAAAATTATAGGCGACAGCAAGAACAAGAACGTACTCTTTGGGATAAGTATAAAAACAATACTCCTGAAGAAATACCTGTAGAAGATCTTGTAGTTATGTTTAGGAATATTCCTTTGGAAGATATTCCTGAAGAAGTGCGCGAACCTGTTATTGATTATATGGTAACTCAAGAAGCTGAAAGACAGGGTCCGATACAAGAAGATGAAGTAACAGAAGCAGAGCAAAAAGTTAGAGATTCTTTTGCTGTACGTCGAGGTATTGAATTAGATCCTGTTACTAAGGCGCGTAGTGCAGGTATAGAAGAAGGCGCTAGGACAGGTGTTACTGGATTTTTAGCACGTAAACTTGGTTTAATAGATGAGCTTAGTTTAGCTGAAGAAATAGATCGGCGTGTTCAAGCAAAGCGTTTTGACATGTCAGGACAAACTGCTGATTACATTACAGGTATTGTTGAAGGATCTATTGTAGGCGATCCTATAGGAGCAGTGGCTGTTGGTCCTTTAACCGCAAAGGCTGCTGCAACAGGAGCAAAGGCTTTTTCTGCTATGCCTAGAGTAGGTTCTGTTTTAGGAGCAGGGGCTGGAGGCGCTGTTGAGGGCGGTGCTCTGGCTTCTTTAATACCTACTTATTCTGAGCTAGGCGACTCTAAATTAGAAAACATACAAACAGGTATGCTTATTGGCGCTCCTTTAGCGGTAGTACCGACAGCAGCTATTGAGGCAGTTTCTGCGTTACCTCAAAGAGCGCCTGTGCAAAAGCCTACGTTAGCTCCTCAGCCTGTTTCTCTTACTCCTAGATCTTTAGCTGCTCAAGATTTTACAGCGCGTCCTCAACGATTACCCCAGCCTACTGAGGTAACACCTACTACTAGTTTTTCTATTGATGTAGATACTCCTCCTACTCCAAAACCAAAGCCAATTATTGACGAAAAATCTAAAGAAGCAGTAGCGTCTGTACGTAGATTAGACGATAACATTGCATCGCTAGAAGAACAAGTAAAAAGTAAAGGGCGTAAAAGAAGTAGACCAATTAACAAGCAAATAGCTACCTTAAAAACACAGCGTCAAAAAAGACTTGATAAAATGAACCAAGACGCTAATAGTATTACCGATCAGATTGTTTCAATTGAAAATCAATTAATGCGCTTGTCTACTAGACGAGAAGTTCTACAACCTAGCGAGGCGGGCGCTAAAGCTAGAACTGCTAGAGCAGAGCGCAGGGAGCAAGAACTATTACAAGAAAAAAATATACTAGAAGAAGTCAAAAAAAGCAATACTGGTGGTTATACATTAACAGTTAACAATGTTTCGTATGATAATCCTTCTAGTATTTTAGGTCTTAAAAACAGAATTCAACTTAATAATACTACAGGAGCAGATATAAAAGTATCATTATCTAAACCTGATCCTACAGGTAATCCTATTGATGATGCAGTAAACAGTATGAACTATATGCTGTTGTCTGACGACGTTGATATGGACGGATTACGTTTAGGTTTAGATACTCCAGAGAGTTTATCTGCTGCTGGTGTTCCTCCTCGTGTTCAATATGCCGAAGAAGCCGCTGAAAATGTTAACGTCTTTGGTGTAGAAGAAGCTGTTTCAATGCCTTCGGGAGAAGCAAGAAAACAACGTCCTGTAGGTAGAGACGCTGGTAGAGATCAGCTTCTAAGTCAAGAAGAAAAGGGACGTGTAAGCGCATTACGTAGAGCGTTTGAAGGTCAAAAGAAAGCTCAACTTCTTAAGTTTATGGGATCTGAAGATGATGTTAAAGAGTTGTTAGATAAGATGCCTCTTGATGCAAGTTGGGATAGTTTGTCTACTGCTGCCGAAATATTTAAGAAAGGTGTTATCGGTAAAAACTATGACACCCTTCTTGATTATGTTACAGATGTAAGCCAAAACAGAATGTTAACTGCTATTGAACTAGAAGCACTCAACACTTTATTTGCTGCTGTAGAGAATAGACAAATTTCAACACTACGTCAAATACGTAACTTACAAAAAGAAGGATTAACGGACAG